GTACAGGATTTTCACTTGTACTATCTAAAGCACTATCTATTGTAATACTTGGTATTGTAATACTAACTGCTGCTGATCCATCATAAGTTTTTGAAGTTCCTGCTTCATCAATGCTTAATGAATAAGGATTCTTTAAAGCTGATGGATTAACTTGAGCACCTGCTTCAATTCCTGATAATTTAGTTTTTTCAGTTGCAGTAAATACTTTATTTGTTGTACCATCAGCAACTAAATCAGCACTTAATGGATTTTGAGCAGTAATTTCACTTTGTAAACCACTAATTAAATCACCAACAGGAATATCAATTGTACTTCCACTTTGTAATGTTAAAACAATTTTTTTGTTTGTTGAATCATATGATCCACTAACAACAACACTTTCTAATGGTAAGTCAATAGTTTGTGCAGTTCCTAAATTATCTCCATTAACATCCTTTGCTTGTAAAGTAACAACATAAGTTGATGAGTTAATAGATAAAACAAAACTTCCTACTGCTTCAGTTTTACTTGCTTTACCACTTACGCTTGGAATAGTAATTGAAACGGCTGCTGATCCATCGTAAGTTTTTGAAGTTCCTGCTTCATCAATTGACAAAGCGTTTGGATTTGGCAAAGTACTTGGATTTACTTGTGCTCCTGCTTCAATACCTGATAACTTTGTTCTTTCGGCTGCAGTCATCACCTTTTTATTAGTTGTTTCTTCAATTACATCAGCATTAGTTTCAGGATGTAAAACTAATAAACTATTGTCTTGTTGTAATTGAGTGATTTGATAATTTTTTTTAGCCATATTTATTTAGTCCTCCCTTAATTCTAAAAATAAATATTCATCAGGCTGCATATCTTCAGGTATGCTATCACCTTTTCTTAAAAAACAATTTAACATTGAATGAATAGACATTTTGGAATCAATTCCATTGTTGTCTATATATAAATAAGCATTTTTTCTATTAGCTTTATTATCTAAATTTGGTATAGTGCTTAATCGTTTTGGCACTAATAAATTAAGTTGCTGACTAGATGCAAAACCTATGTGTCCACTACTTTCATAATCCAATCCATTCAGATCACTATGATTTCTTGGCTCGATTACCGATATTCTATCATCTACATTTGCATCTATTTCATTATCATCAAGTGATACATCGATGTCATTTGTTTCTAATGTTATAATAATTTCATCCATAATCTATCCCTCCTTATACGGCAGGATTAGTTTTAGGTAATACTACTAGATCTGATCTATATGCGATTGTTTGAACATTTTCATCAGCAAAGAAAATTGTTAGATCATAATCAAATGTACCTGTTTTTAAATTTGTTGTTTCTTCAGGTGTTAAATTAAATATGTATTTATTATTTTCACTATCAAAAGTTAATTCCTTTTTAATTTCTAACTTGCTGCAACTAACAACTACATGATCAATTGCACTTGTTATATTTTCTACTTTTACATTTAGTTGATAACTATCACCTTGAATAACCTTTATGTGTTTTTGTCCTTTAATCATAATAGTCACCACCTAAACTGCTTTATAATTTATAGTGAATTCTTTAGTAAATTCAAAACCATATATATCTTGAATTGTTAATTTAAAAGTTGTTTGTTTATCAGTTATTGCATATTGATCTGCTAATGGTCCATAAACAAAACCATTTGATATGTTCATTGCTTTAAAAGTAATATAAGAGGCATTTTGACTTATTGATTGTAATTGATAATCAATATAGCCACTATCTCCACTCACATATTCGACTTTTGCTAGTGCAATTGATGTATTACTACCTGCAGGAAGTATGTTTACATTACCTGCTCCTCCTGTTGTTGAAGTTTGTAAACTTATATCTCTAATTTCTACACCTTTATTATAACTTGCAGATGAATTATTCCATTCAGTAAAATCGAAAGCACATTCAACATTTGTTATATTATTTTTTAAACCTGTATTTATTTTTTCAACTACCCAATCAAGAGTAGATTGTATTTCATCTAATGTTGTATTTAAATCATCTAAAGTTGTATCATCAGTTATATAATAAATACAATTTTCTTCTAAATCTCCACCTGCTTCAAGTTCGTTATATTTTGCTTGTGTACAAAAAGCAATTTTATAAGCCTGATTATCTACAGGATTTTTAAATGTTAAAACTAATCCATTGATTTCTTCAGGAAGTTCTCCTGATGATATTGCTTCTTGAATGGCTGCTAATGTTTCTACTTTTGTATAGGCCTCATATTTATTTTTATCTAAATCATCAATTATGTGTTTCATTTCGCATCCTCCTTGTGCGTATAGTTACTAAAAAAATTCTATTTATTAAATTCCCAATTCTTAAGTTTTGCTTGTTCTTCTTCAAATTCGGCTTTAGCTTTTTTAAGTTCATATTCAAGTGGATCATTAACCAATCCTTGTTCTTTACCAAAATTTAAAACGTAAAATTTATGAAGAGTAGGATTTGCAGGAATCCATTTCTTTGATTCAATAACCGATTTAACAACTACATTACCGTTCTCATCAGTTCCATATGTTGTAGTTTTTTCAGTTACCCAATAACCTTTAGCTGCTTTAACTCCATCATTAACTAATTCCTGAAGAACATCAGCACCTTTATTTTGAGATAATGCCAATCTTAATTCTTCATGATCTGCTTTATAATTATTTAAAGTCGCAACTGAAATTCCTAATGCTTTTGCTATTTCGGATTCAGTTATTCCTTCCCTAACTTTTTTATTAATATCTTCAAGGTAAGGCTTAACACAAGTCTCATATTTGCTTTTGCGACCGACTTTAGACATTATGCCCACCATCCTCTCCACTAACTTTCGTTCACTAACGTTCGCTATCTACTTTTATTTTACAATTTTTGACATTATTTTACAATAATTTTTTGAAAATTATTTAATCTTGTTTTTTTTCATCAAAATTTTTTAAAAAATCATCAAGCCATTTACTACCTGTTGTTTCTTTTTCTTCTTTTTCTTTACCAAAATCTTTAAGCCATTTTGATTTTCGTACTATATTTTTACCTGATGTATCTTTATCATTAAACCAATGCTCTCTAATGGCTTTCCTGATAACCAAATTAAAATTGGTGTACTTATTTTTATTATTATTGCTTTCTACATACTCATCTAATTTAGTAATCAGATCATCAATATAATCTTTACCATAATCCTCAACTAATTTTTCATATTGACCTTCTTTTAACTTGATGCGTTTGTATTCACCATATGAAAATAATTTTTCTTTTTTATCTTTAGATATAATTTCTTTATTCTTATCTATATGTGTTTTATTATATGTAATATTAGATTTTACATTTTTGTCGATTCCATTTGACATTTTTGTAAAATCCATTTGACAATTTTGTAAAATGGCAATTGCTTTATCAGTAAGAGCGTACCAAAGAGTTCTATCTCTTCCCTGATCATTATAATTTCCTGTAATTAATAATCCTTCATCAATCAATTTTTTAACACTATAAGAAATTTGTCTTTCAGTCATATAAGGAAATAATTCAGCCATAGCTTTGGTGCTATTGTATGTCCAAAAATGTCCATCGTAAAAATGTTTATTATTTGCTTTATTTTTTTCTATCCAAAAACAAAAATGGTTTAGCAATATAGCACAATGTACTCCATATTTTTTTGCTATTTCAGTATCAAACGTATGTATCATCTTGTTATCTCCTTTATTTCTTCAATATCTTCAGGTGATAATTTAAACCATTCCCCTTTAACTCTTTTCTTTTCATAAAAAATATGAAGTTGTTCCTCAACTGAATAAATATCTTCCATTAAAGGACTTTTAAAAATTATTTTGCTTTTAAATGGAGTAAAGTCTAATTGTTTTTTTCTACGTTCTACATTTTTAGAAAGTCCGATTTTATAAAACCCTTCACATTCTAATATATAAATATAACCTTGATGTCCTTTCATTTTTTCCCTTCTTTCTTTATAGACAAAATAAAGCACTTATCCAATGAGTTCCGTACCTCACAAGATAAATGCTTTAGTTTGTTGGCAGTATTCAGTTATGATAGCATTACGGACTACTACCAACGATTTAAGGAGTGATTTTATATGAATTATGTCCTTCCAATTTTATTATACCAAAATAATTTGAATATTCAATCTATTTTATGCATTTTTTTCCAATCCTTTCTTTTTCTTGTAGTATTCCTTCCAATATAATGATCTGCAAAAACAACATACTGATCTTTTATGTACTCTTTTTTTGTTATCAATAAAAGTTTCAAAATACTTATCATTTAATTCCTTATTGCATTTCTTACAAATCATTTTCTAATACCTCCAATATTTCATTCACTACATATTGAGCAGGTATAATGTTTATAGGTTTTTTTTCTTCTTCCTTATACTCATTTATAATTTCTAATATTTTATTGTATTTATCTAAATCTTTTGCAATAGCACATAATTCTTTTTGATACCCCACTAAATGATATGCTATATTATCTAATGCTTCTTTACTTGTCATTACTAAAAACCCCTTTCCAAAAATCCGAAAAAGTTTTACTTGTAAAAGACTTTTCTTTTCTTTTTGTGTTTTTTAATACAAAATAGCATCTATCTTCTTCTTCAATATATTCAATATGGCTTCTTTTTAATTCTTCTAATACTTCTAAATCATCCCAAACTTTATTAAAATTAGGACAAGCACCATATTTCTTATCGCAATCGCTTGTTTTGTTACATTCTTTACATATTTCATTTAATGCTTCTTTACTTGTCATTTTTTATACCTCCTTATATTCTAAATGCCATTCACCATATTTATTAAATATTGTTGCTAAATGTTGCATTGTTTCAATTGTAAAATCTTTACAATAAAACCAATCACTTTTTAAATCTTCACTAATTACTCTAAATTGTTTCATATTTCCATCTCCTTCCAATTATTATTTTAGCATAATTTTCTATTATTTCAATACTTATTGTTAACATTTTTAACTTTTTGATAACAAAGTGAAACAAAAAAGACTCTATAAAGAGTCCTTAATTGCCTTTGCTATCTTTTCATAGGAATGTGTATGGAATAAAGAATAGTCGATATCACTACCAACAAAACATACTTCTATAAGAATTGCTTCACATTTTGTATTCTTGATTACATATAGTCCTGATCCATCTTTTACTCCTCTATTTTTAAAACCCAGATCCTGAAGATTTTTGCACATCTTAACTGCTCTATCAAGTTGCTTTGCTTTCCAAGTGTATGCTTCACAACCATGACCACCTCCACCATTTAGATGAATAGAGATAAACAAATCAGCCAAATTTTCATTACATAGATTAACTGCTGCTTTCAGGTTGTTTTCACTCTTATCAAATACTGCAGGTATTACTTCGTGTTTTGTATCGGCTAACTGCTTCATCAGTTCATAAGCAATTTTTCTTGTTTCAACTGATTCAACTAACTTTCCTACTGCACCTGTTCCTGTTCCCATTTTAGTATGTCCTGCATTAATAACGATTCTTGCCATAATTTACTACCTCTCTATTTTCAATTTAAATGTATAGTTACACATAAACTTGATTCTAATTTTGTTGTAGAGCGTGTGAGCAACATCCATCATTTGCTACTTATTTCAATTAATTTACATATAACATAAAACAACATAACAATAATTGCAATAATACCACTTATACAAAACATTCCTAAAAGCACCAGATCAACTCCTAAAATAAAAGAGGTATTACTACCTCTAACTATTTATAAAATCAAATATATCTAATTGCTCTATAGTGCTATCAATTCTTTTTTTTGCAATTTGATAATATATTTCATTAATTTCAAAACCAATAAAATTTCTTTTTAATTTTTTACAAGCTATTCCTGTTGTTCCACTACCCATAAATACATCTAATACAACATCACCTTTATTGCTCCAACTTTCTATATGCCTTAATGCTAACTCTATTGGAAATACTGCAGGATGAATTGTATTATTTTGTGCTACTGCAAACTTCCAAATATTATTATCTATTTTTTTTTCATTAATAATTAATTCTTTATAAATTCTTTCATTCCCTTTACTTATCTTTTTACAAGTCGAATTATAATTTTTATTTGCACTAACACAATCAATCATTATTGGATTAAAAGTTTTAGGTTTCCCTTTGCTGAAAACAAACATATATTCAAAACATTGATTATATCTAGGTTGTTTGATCTGTGGCATTGGATTAGTTTTTTCCCAAATCATTACATCATTAACATTAAAACCTACTTCATTAAAAATTATTGCTTGTTTAAATGATGTAAGTGTTTTTGATCCATTTTTAATCTTATCGTTAACATTCCAAACAATAACACCCCCTTCTTTTAAAACTCTAAATAATTCTATTGCAAGAGCCTTACAATCAAATATAGAATTATAATCCCTTAAATCATCATAAGGAGGTGAAGTTACAACTAAATCTATTGAATTATTTTGAATATTTTTTATTAATTCTAAACAATCTCCTTTTCTAATAGTAATCATATATTTACCCCTTTGCTTTTCATAGCAATTGTGAAAACAAGGCTACTAATACATTTACAACAATTGAATTCCCTGCTTGTTTATATAATTGAGCATTGGAATTTACTTTAGCTGCTTTTTCATAATCTTCATCAAAAAAACCCATAAGCCTCCAACATTCTTTTGGTGTTAATTTACGAATTTTTAGTTCTTTATCAACAACTCCAACTTCAATTGCCGTTTTAATTGTTTGAGAAATCCCTTTTTGCACAGTTCCTCGATGATGTTCCATCCTTGATGAAATATCAACTGCATCGCCTTCATAGGCTTCCAAGTATCCTTTTTTATTTGCGTTTTTTATTAGCAAAAAATCATTATTAGATGCATCAACTCTTGTTGTTATCGTTTTAGATATACCATCAGTTTTTATTGATCTATTATAGCCATCTAAATAAGCAACATCTTTTATTTTTTCTAAATCATTTTTTTGAAGTGTTTCATTAACACATTTATTTTTAAAAATTTCTTTAATGTTAAAATCATCTTCAAAATCTTTGCTTATAAAATTACTTGCATCACATCTTCTATGACCTTCTCCTGTATTAATTGTACTTGCAATGGTTTTATTGATAATACTTTTTTCATTATTACCTACCCATTTTTCATTATCAGCACATATATAATCAATCATTTTTTTACTTAAATAATATTTCTTATCAACTTCATCATCATTCTCAAGCATATCTTTTAGCTTTAAATTTAAAGGAATTTCTTTTGGAAATTCATAATATGCTTCTCCAAGAATACTGATCATGAAGCATCTTTGTCTATTTTGGGGAATTCCATAGTCTTTTGCATTTAAAATTTTATAATAACAATAGTAGCCTTTTGATTCTAAAAATCTAACCCAACTTTTAAAATCCTCAATGTTTTTCAATCCTACAACATTAGGCACATTCTCCATCATCAATATATGAGGAAGTTCAGCACCACATTCATCAAGAAGTCTTTCTACTTCCCATAACAAACCTGATCTTGTTCCACTTCCTTTAACCATACCTCTTCCTTTCCCTGCAAGGCTTAAATCTTGACAAGGAAAAGAATAAGTCATTAAATAATCATATTTGTCCCTTTCAACTATTCCTAGATCACTTGCGTGAATCTTGGTAATATCAGTAGGCTCAAAATGAGTTCCGTGAATTGCATTGTAAGATGCTACAGGATATTTATCAAATTCTACAAGCCTGTAATGTTCAAATCCCATTGGTAACTTGCCTTGTTCTTCAAGTACTTCAAGAGCCTTTGATTGACTACCAATGCCACCAAATAACTCTATAAGTCTGATCTTGTGTGTAATATGGTATTTCTCATACAATACCTCGAATAAATTTAATTGTTCCATCCCCTTGTGTCCTTTCTTTCTAGTTGCTGACAAAGTGTGTCATTATTGATAAAACTGAAGTCCTTCAGGTAATTCACTTTGTCTAATCCCTGATAATCTTACTGCTCCACTTTCTAATGATGCTTTGCAATAACTATATTTGTTTTTAATATCTCTAAACTTTGATTGTTTTACTAAATACCAAATACACGATCTGATAACTTCAAATCCATATTCTTCTTCTAAACAATCCATTAAATAATTATATTGATCCATAAAGATTTCATCTTCTTGTATGTAATCATTATCTATTAACATTTTTGTTAAATAATTAGGCTGCTGCCTTTTATCTATTTTATCTTTATCTTTATTAGGTAAGTCATTAATTGAATTAGTATTTAATTGTTCGTGGTTTTCCTTTTTCGGTTTTTCCGTATTAGGATTTTCCGAATTCGGCTCTAAATTTTTAGGACATTCAAAGATATCATAATCATATCCTGCAAAATGTCCTTTTTCATTTATTAGTTGTGTTCTTTTTAAATAACCAAATTTCTCAAGTTCTTGGAGAGCAGTCATTACTGAATCTCTTCCATCCTTTGATAATGTAACTAATCCATTTATTGAGTAATCCCAATTATCAGGAAGAGAAAGCATTAAACTTAATAATCCTTTAGCTTTAAGGCTCATCTTCTTTTCTTTAAAATGATGATTACTCATTATTGTATAATTAGCATTTTTATGAACACGCATTACTGCCATTGTTGTACACCTCTTGTTGATTTTCTTAACACTAATATAGCAATAATGTAACTCTTTGTAAACACTTTTTATTTTTGATTAATATGTGTGTCATTTTCGTTTTGTAATAACATAATATCTTTTAATGTCATTGTACTGATTCCTTGATCATGACAATCCTGTACAATTGCATCCACTAACCTAGACATCTCTTGTGAATTGTAGGTTGATGATCCATAATAAGCGATTAATTTTGTGAAGCCTTTCAATTTGCTTTCACCTAAATCCTCAACAAACCATCCTAATCCGTTTTTGCTCCAATTTCGCTTGAATCTATCGGCTGCCTCATTCTTTATTGGGATTATCTCAAAAACCCCAAAATCTCGAATATAATGCCTATACACATCATCTTTGCTCTTATTTAATTTCTCACCTAATTGATTAAGCAAAGTCCACATATAAGCATTTTGAGACAATGAACGCTTTTTACTGAACGATGTAACCTTTACATTCAATTCTTTGTCTTTTAATTTGTCGAATCCATTTAAAGCTGATTTATATGTAGTAAAAGTTATTTCTACTTTTCCATCAAGTGTAAGTCTTACTTGAGGATTTGCATCACTTTTAAACTCCATTTATTTTTCGGCTTTCTTTAATTCTTTTATTAAATCTTTATTTTGTAAATCAGCAATAAATTTTCGAACATATTTTTTTGCTTCTTCTAATTTTCCAATACTTGCAAGATATTGTTGTTGTGCAACTACAACTGCAGTCATCATTGATAAATTATCTAATAATTGATCTTCTTCTTTTCTTGTTAATCTATCTTTACTCATAAATAACTCCTTCCAAATATTTTGATAAAATCTAAATCAGGATAAACTTCCTGAAACTTTTCTTGCGTTAATTTTTTTAACTCATTATCTAATTCTTTATTAAAATGAACAGCTTGATCTGACATATTATGATGAGCAGCACATAAGTAACACCAACATCCATATTTTTCGGATAATGCTCTTTTACCTGTTCCAAAGAAAATATGGTGTTTATGAAGATTTAATGTTGTTTGACAAAGCAAACATTCATGATCATTTGATATAATTGATTTACCCATTGTTTTTGTTCTTTGCCACCAACTCAATTTGAGTTAAGATGTTTTCCCTTGAATCTTTTAGTTCACTCATAATATCTTCTTTAGTTGTTCTTAAATCCGTTTTAACATCAGTAACCGTTCTTTGCTGCGCTCCACTTGTTAATGCTGATACTACGATAAAATTTAAAGCTGCTTGTGCTACTGATTCCCATAATCCTGCATAGTCCATTACTTATCCCTCGCATATTCCTTATATTGTTGTTCTTCTTGCTCACGAATTAATACTGCTTGTAAATCTTTTAATTCAGGATGTTTTTCTTGAAGTTTTCTTCTTGCTCTTGTTATGCTTTCAAGAGATGGAATTCCTAATAGATCATGATTTAAGAAAACATCTTTTATTGATAAATTCAGATCAATGTATTTTTTAAGCACTTCAAGGTAAAGAATAAAGTTGTCACCTCTACACGCTTTATTTGTAATAAGAGCCTCCTCTACAAGAGGCTCTATTAATTTAATTTTAGCCATATATTATCCTCCTAAAAAGGTAATCCATCATCAAATACTTCTTGTTCTTTCTTTTCTTCAGGCTTATTTTCTTTTGGAGTAAGATTTTTAACTGAATCAACTATAACTTCAGTTGTTGATCTATTTTCTCCATTTGATGTTTGCCAACTTCTTACTTGTATTGATCCTGATATAGCAATCAAATAACCTTTCTTAATCCAATTTGCTATGAATTCAGCTTGATTTCTCCAAGCAACACAATTTATAAAATCAGTTATATAATTGCCTTGATCATCTTTAACATCTCTATCTACTGCTATTGTAAAACTAACTACTCCAACACCTGATTGTGTATATTTAATTTCAGGCTCTTTTGTGATTCTTCCAATTAAAAATGCTTTATTCATTATCTAGTTTCACACTCCTCTTTTACTTGAGGTCTTGATTCTTTTTTAGGTTGTAATCTTTCAACTTCCTTTTTTAAATGCTCAATTTGAATATCCTTTACATAATTATCAGTTTCTAATGATTTAATCTTTTCACCTAAAACTTCTAAAACTTTTTCAATGTTTTCCATTATTTTTCTCCTTTCAATGTTATTTTTAATGATGCTTTAATTTTAGTTTCTTTTAAATGTGCTTCATAAATAGCAGGATATTTTTCTTGTATTGCTTTTGAATCAAGTGTTGTCCTTGTACTTGGAGCAACATATGTTATTTTCAAGTTGCCTTTTTCAAAACTCTTTAAGCATCTTGACTCCATTTCTTGAAGCAAAGCACCTTTTAATTCATCCTGCTTTTGTTTAGCAGCCTTTACTTGACTATCAAGTGTTTTAATTAATTCTTCTAATTCAGCAATTTGAGTGATCTGATTATCATCAATTGCTACATCATATTGATAAATCTCACCCTTTCGTTCACATTCCATTAAGCGTTCTATTTCTTCCATTGGCTTTAAAGGAATAGTAACTACATTCAATTTTCCATCCTTGTTAAAATGAAATGCTTGACCTCTTTTTATTGTTGGATTTTGAGTTAAATAAGCATATATTGATAACTGCCAACTAACTGATTCCAAATGAAGTTGATATGTTGTTTTTATATCAGCAATGGTATGACATCCATCACCATAATTAAGGATTAAATCACAAGTACCTGCTACAATATCATTATGTAATTGCAATTCACTTGCCATTACTCTCACATCATTCTTTTCAATGTACGCTTTATATTGAGCCATTTCATCAGTAAATCCTATTTCACCTGTTTTATTAAAATCCTCAATTTCCTTATGAATTAACGATCCTCTTTCAGCTTTAGCATTTAATACTTCAGTTGATACACCTGCATAACTTGGTGCTAATCCGTGTTTTTGCATCAATTGAGTAACTGATATTAAATCACGAGAATAATTTGGTCCTTCTAATGTGTACTTATGATTTTTTTCATCAAAGTGTAAAACCTCTTTCAACTCCATTATTTAGCACCTCCTAATGCTTTTTTCTTTTGTGCTATTGCTTTTTTAAATCATCATCAGTTAGTTGATCTACTGATTTTTTAAAGTAAGTTGCAACTTTCTCAAGTTCTATATTTAGTTCAAATGCTTCTTGTAATAACTTTTGATCATGTTGAGGTTTTGCTGCAACTGATGTAAGTTCATTACTTGCTTCTTGGTCAGGATCATCACCTGTAACCATTTTATATGCCTTTAACAATGCATATTTATCAGCATAAGTCATTGCTTTTCCAACTGATTTATCTCCACTATCAATTCCATCACCATATGATGTTATATCAACAAATTCTTCAGGCTTATCTATATTGATAAATCTATATGTAACCTTAATACGCTCAAATAATTGCTTTTTAGCATTACCATTGTAATCAATACTTTCTAATGTTCCTGATTCAATAATTTCTCTTTCAACAGGATAAGAGTAAACACGATGTTTTAATTCAAGAGGCTTAACTGCTCTTAATACATCAGCTTCACCAACTGCTTTATACTTTCCGTTCTTACCCATTGATACTTCTAAATTCTTTGCTACGGTTTGTAGGTCATTAGATATATTTAATAATCTTTCGTAGATATTCAAACTTTTTGAATTCTCAACCTTTACAGGTGTTTGTTTTTTTTCTTCCATAATTCGCTCCTTTTTATTTTTATGTGCCATTTTCTAGCATTATTTTTGTGATTTTTGCACTTTTTGTGCAAATTTTTAAAAATTAATCTTCTTTTTTATTGTTTTTTTGAAGATGCCAAACTTCTTCATCAGTTAGATTAAATACTTCCTGTATCTTCTTCCAAGTTCTTGTTGATCCTGTTCTTTTGCCTTTTTCAATGTAAGAATATGCTCCTTCACTAATGCCTAATTTAGCAGCAGTTTCTTTTTGAGACAGATCACCATTCATAAATCTAACTTCTCTTAAATTGTTATACATCTACTCACCTCCTTATTTTTGTTAACAAAGCGTGTCATTATATACGAACACTTGTTCTACAATTATATTTTACCACTTTTTGTTAATTATTCAATACTTTTTGTTAATCATTGTTATTTTTTGATAAGTTTTGATGTTCTTTAAAAGCCAAATCAATTGCATACTCCATAAAATCAGGTGTAATTAGTTCTAATCTTGTTAGCATCCTAATGACTCCTAAAATCATAAATAGTCCTTCATCAGCATTTTTTTGAGTACAAAACATCTTATATTCCTTAATCTCCTGTAAAACTAGTTCTTTAAACATAAATTACCTCTTTCGTGTATTTTCTATGCACATTGTTTAAAAAGATGACAATGTGTTACAATGATTAACGATTATACACACTTTTATACAAAGGAGAATTGATATGATTGGGAAAAAAATAAAAGCCATTAGAAAAACTAGAGGCTTGTCACAACAACAATTAGCCGATCTGATGGATGTTACACGATCTACTATTAGTAATTGGGAATGTGGTAGAAGAAGTCCACACTTAAATGAATTAGAAGAATTAGCAAAAAAATTAAATGTTACATTACAATATTTCAAAGAATCAGGAGATGATGTTAAAGAGATGATTGCAAAGGCTTCTCAAGTTTTTAATGATAAATCTATTCCTCATCAAGTTAAAGCTGATGCATATAAACAACTTATGAAAATCTATATAAAGGCTGATGATCATGAAAATAAATGAAGTTGCTTCTTTATTAGGAATTAGTCCACAAACATTAAGATTAGGATTGCAGCGTAATCAATTTCCGTTTGGTACTGCTATAAAAACATCTAATCGATACACATATATAATTTACGATAAAAAATTAAAGGAGTATGTTGATGAGATTTCCTAATGGATATGGATCAATAGTTAATTTAGGTAAAAGAAGAAGAAGGCCTTATGGAGTACGAATAACAACAGGATGGAGCAAAGATAATAAGCAGCAATATAAATATTTAGGTTATTTTGAAAAAGAAACACAGGCTTTTGAATGTTTAGTGGAATATAATAAAAATCCTTATGACATAGAATCCAAAAAAATCACTTTAAAAAATATCTATGATGATTGGAGTCAAAGGCACTTTGATAAGGTGTCTTTGAACACCATTAAAAATTATAAATCAGCATTTAATAAATGTGAGCAATTATTTAATGTTCCAATAGTTGATTTAAGAACAAGAGATTTTCAAAAAATAGTTGATAATCAAATAACATCTACTGCATCAGCAAAGGCATTTAAAAACATTATAAAATTGCTTTATGAGTATGCTTTAAAACACGAAATTGTTGAAAAGGATTATTCCGTTTTTATTGAAATGCCTAGAAACAAAGATAAAAAAGAAAACATTCCTTTTACTAAAACTGAAATAGAATTATTATGGCAGCATCAAGGATCTGATCATGTTGATATTCTTATAATTCTCTTATATACAGGTATGAGGATTAATGAATTATTATTGATGAAAACTGATAACATTGATTTAGATAAAAGATATATGATTGGAGGCTCTAAAACTGATAATGGTAAAGAGCGTATTATTCCCATTCATAAAAAAATCGTTCCTCTAATTGAGAAACGAATTTTTAATAAACCATATTTGTTTTTAAATCGAAACAATAAAAATTATTTATATCGAAATGTATTAACATCCATTAGAACACAATTCGATAAATTAAATATGTCTTATCATAACATTCACGAAACTAGGCATACATTTATAAGCCAAGCACAAAGATTAAAATTAGATAGAGTATCACTTAAAAAAATTGTAGGACATTCAACTAATGATATAACTGAACATTACACTCATAAATCTTTAGAAGATCTATTACCTGTTATTGATGCTTTCGACTATTAAATTTGTATATTTTGTGTATATTACACTAGTTATTTTAAGTGATTGCCCATTGCTACAAATGTTGATTTAATGCGTTTAAGTCAGTTTAAGATAATTTAAAATATATTACATGATCATATTACTTCAATCAATAAAGCGTTGATATATCAACTTTTCTTATTTACTTTGTATATTGTGTGTATAGTTATAAAAAGAGGTCTTAATTGACCTCTTAACTTTTAGAATATGGAATTGTTCCTCTAATGTTTGATGCTCCTGTAGTAACATACAATGCTAATTCACTGATCATGTCAGTACAATTCATATAGTTATTGCTACCAACTTGATACAAGCAATTTGTTTGATAATAACTAGTTCTTGCAATTGTTGGAGCATTTATTCCGTAAATAATTGTAACTGAATTAGCAGCACTTTGACCTACTACTGCGCTTCTAGAAGATGAAGATCCTGTATAAGCTAAATACTCTCCACCGTTCAATCTTAATATATCAGTATTTAAGAAACAATATGAGTTACCTGATGCATTTGAAACACTTGCTCTACAATTAGTGAATGTTCCACTTGGAGCAATATTAGATCCTGAATATCCATTAACCCAAAATCTTGAATCTTCACAAGTAATTCCTTGATTAAATACATTAACTTGAGTTCCTGATGATGTACTATTTGAAACAAAATTTAATCCCTTAAATACAAAGTTCTTTGATGCACAATAGAATATAGTAGCATATACTCCACTTATGTTAATTGTGATTTGACTACAATTTGTAAAATCTAATGTTACTTTTCTATTGCCTGAATGGAAATCAAACATTCTATATGGAGATGCACTTGTACCACTACCTCCAACTGATACAGGATATTGAGTACCATTATAACATCCAAATGTTCCTACTATCTTTAAATTTAATGATGAGTAGTCAGTACCACCATCTATAAATTCATTAACAATATTAGTGATTTCTTGATTATCAGTTAATCCATTACATACATATGTATATGAATTTGCTTCTTTTAAAGTTGCTACATCTTCTACCCATTGATTATATTCACTAATAGCAGTTGATAGGCCTTCACCATCAATAAAGTTTTTAAGAATAACATTTATTTCAGCACCTGAATTCTTTGCTGAATCAAACACAATTGTTATATAACTTGAATTAGTATTTAAAGTATAATTATCTTCTTCTTCTCTTAATCCATTTACATATACATCAACAATTGAATATTTTTCATTGTATAATTTAGTTGGAAGATCAGTTACAACACTTGTAGATGTAGATGCCATTGTTATATCGCTTTCAAATTGTTGAATTATAGCATCATAATAATCATCATATCCCTTAACTGCAGTAAAGTATGGGCATAAATCTTGATTACCTCGAGTATCTTCTATTTGAGAAATAGATGTTGCATTAGGTTGTACTACAACATATCCAAGTAATAAATCATATATTGAATCATTTCTTGTTAGATCTGATACGCTTGGTATTGATGATGTTCCTGTAACTGCCATTAAATATATTCTTCTTGCTGATTTAACTTGAGTATTATCCATTCGTAGAACGATCATGTCATAACGAGGATTTGCTCCTGTAGGTGCTGCTTCAAGAGTTAAACTTGCAATTGAATTATTAACATACCCTTTTCCTTTTATTGTAGCTTTACCGACTGCAACATTTACTGATAAACCTGTTCCTGCAGTAACTTGTAATCCACCTTTTAAAACACCTGTATCACATACAATGGAAAACCAATCACTTATATCATCGGCATTATAATTTCTATCGTATCCTGTTTCAAAATCCGAATCAGGTAATGCATTAAAAAATAAACTTTTTTCAGCCATATTCTATCCTCCTATTTTTAAAGATTTAACTTGAGCCTCAATTAGAGTTCTTAAATAGTTGTCAATGTCAATATAATTCGATTTAAGCCACGATTCGACCTTAATAGGCATATTTGCCTTAATAACCTTTAAACTCTTTTCTACGGCTATTTTTTGAGCCTCATAATCAAACATATTATTCTTTTTCATTTCATCAACATAAGTTTGTTGAATATCTAATACTGCACTTTCAACTAATTGATATAAAGAAGTCATTATTTGTTTTAATTCATCATTTTTAACCCATTTATTGATTAAATAAGTCACAAATATTCCCAATGCACTAATCACAACTCCAATAATTCCTATTATTAATTGTGTTCCGATTTCGTTCCAATTCATCTTAATCGCTCCTTTATATGTTCTATTTCTTTATCGTGAATAAGTAATTTTCTAGCATTTTCATCAATTTCTTTTCCGTGTTCTCTAACTCTTAAAGAAAGATTTTGATTATCTTCATTCAAACGATCAATACTATCATTTAATTTCACGATTGATTTATTTAAATTCATTATTGGTTTTATTATTAGTGTTGCTATTCCTGTTGCAATACCTAATAAAACAACAATTGCTGCTATCAGCAACCCCATAAATTGATTACTATCCATACGCACATACCTCTTTATTTTAATTATATCACAATAATTTCCATAAATTAACAATATTTTTAATTTTATTAAAAAAAGCCACAATCATTGTGGCTTTGTAAATATTTGCACCCAATATGTTCCATAAGAGCCACCTGTAACATAACCAACACCTAATTCAGTATAGTTTTTGTTCAGGATGTTGGCTCTATGTCCTGATGAATTCATCCAATCATTCATCACTTGTTGAGCGTTTTTTTGACCTGCAGCAATATTTTCACCTGCACTTTGATAATGTACACCAAATCTTTGGAGCATTTCAAAAGGTGATCCATATGTTGCTGATTGGTGACTAAAGTAATTGTTATCTCTCATATCTTCAGCTTTTTTGGTAGCAATACCATTAAGCGTATGATTTAATATCAATTCATTTAGTCCTTGCTTTTTTCGTTCAATATTGACTAACCTTAATACTTCTAACGCTTCCGATGAAGAATCGACCTCTTCAATTTTGTTGCTGCCACTCTCAATTTCATCATTTGATGAATTGTTATTTGTTGATGTTCCATGATCATGATCAGGTAAATCAACTTTCTCTTTAGGATAGATCAGATCTAAATCCTTGAATAATCCCTTATTCAATTCCTTTAAATCGTGAAAATTAATATGGTATCTCTTCGCAATATGCCAAATGGTATCTCCACTTTTTACATTGCAATTAGATGCATATACAGGTGTACCAATTCCAATGACAATTAGCGACATTGCGACATATTTCAATACGGTTATAATCTTCATAACCCTAATATGACACACTTTGTCATCATTTATTCATTTCCGTAATCGGCAAATTCACCATATCCTGATTCATCTTGTTTAAATGTATATTTAAGTATTCTAGGCTCGGCTTCATAGCCAAAGTATTCATCTCTAACTTTAACTATATCACCAATAAAGAAATCTCTTTCAAATTCATAATTAGAGTATTGCAAATCAATTTCAGCATTAAATTCGACATCAATATATCTTTCGGCTAACTGATTTTTACCTTCTTGTTGTTGCCAAGATTTATATTGATCTGATGATGGATCAATATCAATTTGTTTTCCTGTTTGTTGGTCAATAACAGGATTACCATTCTCATCAAATAATTTAGTTGAAATATTAGATTCTACAACCATTTCTAGCCTATCTATATTAGTTGCTCCTTGATTGTAATCTTGAGCATATTCAACATCAATACTTACTCCTTGACCATTATCTTGACTAAATGTCGAAATAACTCTACAAAATGTCTTTTTATTTTCACTATTTTCAAAATACTCACTTGAAATCAAGTTATCCATTGATTGAGCAAATAAAACACTTGATGTTCTATCTACACCTTCAATAAATCTAAATGTTATTTGACCATTTTCAAATGTTGTATAACATCCACATTTATTAGCTTTTAGCAATGGTAACAAGAAATCGGCTATTTCTTCTCTAGGTGCTTGTGTTTGATCTATAGTAATATTAAATGTAGGTTGAATAACATTTACTCCAACTATCTTTCGATAAGATAAAGCACCTAATCCTAAATTTTTATAAACTAAATTATATACTGCAGTTGCAAGATCTGTTTCTAATTGATAAGGATTTAAAATACATCTTGTATGTAATAACCATTTAGCCTCAAATCCTTTTACATCAATCATTCTTGCACCTTCACTATTAAAAGTATATTGAACGCTTTTAATGATCCATAAATAAGGCTTATTAGGTATCTTGATGTAATTACCCATTTTTAAAGCCTGTAAATTATTTAATGTTGCAGGTGCATACACCTCAAATTCTCCAATATCATAATAAGATACTTCAAACCAACATTGACTAGGCTCTACAACTGCAAATGATTTTAGTGTGTATTTGCCTATAATCTCTACATAAGGAATCATTCATATCTCCTCCTATATGTAATGGTAAAATACACATTATCACTTACTTGAAGATGTCCATCTATGTATTCTCCAACATTAAAAGTATTTTTTCCTGTTTCAAGTTGTAACCAATCAGTACCATTGAAATTCAAATAACTTAATACAGGTTGATTATTATATGTTGTTGATCCATTTATTTTTATGTATTTATTTCCACGAACGGTATTAATCTCAACTTCATCATTTTGTTGTAAAGTTAAATTCAACCACATAAACCATCCATTTTGTTCTCCTGTAGAACAAGCTATATAAGGATTTTCAACATTTTCAAGTGCAGTAATTTTAATATTCATTCCTACACTTACATCTCCATCATTCTCGAATGTTTTAGTTGCATCTACATCCAATGCTCCAAATGGTCTTCCGTATTCAGTAAAATATTGACCTGTTGCCATTGGAAAATATAATAAATCAATATACATTGAAATAGCAGCAACCACTTGATTCAGATCTTCCCAATAAGGTTGATTACAATATATGTCTAATTGAATTTCACATAAAGACATCATTCGTGTATATGGTGGAATTGTTGCAATTCCTTTTATAGTAGTTGTATTCCCTTTTTCAGTTTGATGAAGCGTTACATATTGTTTCGATTTAACCACTTTTGTGAAGAAATCTATGCTCTCTTTGACATCAGGTAAAACTTTAAATGTCATCGAAATTCCTCTTGGAAGAGCCTTTACACCTTCAATAATAGTTCCATCTAAATATGGAGATGAAACATCTTGAATTTCCGTTTCAATTCCGTGTAACGCTTCACATTTGCTTAATACAAAATATTGATTATTATTAAGGAGATCAAGTATTTCCCCATTCTTATTTTCTAAAATTAGTTCCATATCCTAACCTCCTATTGCTCTCTTTGTTTGTAATGCTGCTTTATGTAAAGCAAGTTTAGATGTTTCCATCTTCTCAAATTTATAATCGAATTTATAATTATTAACGACATTTTGATTCTTGATCATGTTAAATAATTGTTCTACCCAAGCAGGTGTAGATGAATTGTCAAAACCAACAATTCCTGAATTATCTACCTCAAGACTATTATTCATTTTATCTAAAGAATGTTGCATATCTTTAGTTACATTTCCTATTTCATCAGTAAATCCTTCACCAATTCCAAGTGCAAGATTTGTTCCGATTTCTTCTTCAAATAATTTACTTGGTGATTCAATTCCAAAGAATTTCTTAACACCACTAACAATTGAATTTCCAAACTCTTTTATCTTTTTCCATATTGCATCAAAGTCGATAAAACCTTCAAAAATACCTGCTAACATATCGCCACCTGCTTTAATTAAATCAGGTATTCCTGAAAGCAATCCTTTAACAATTGCTGCAATAATTTCAGGCAATTTGGCAACAAGTTGTGGAATTGCTTGTATTAATCCTTCGGATAATTTTAATGTTAAATCAATTCCTGCTTTTATCAATTTTGGTAAATTTCGTGAAATTGCACCTAACAAATTTTCGATAAGTACAGGAATTTTGTCTATCAATTTTGGAATTGCTGCAATCAATCCATCAGCCAATGCCATAACTAATTTAATTCCTGCATCGATGATAACATCAAGATTTTCTAAAATAGTATTTGCACATTGTAAAATTGCATCAATGATAATTGGTATCAATTCAGGCAGCATTGAGGAAATTGCATTCAAAATTTGAACAAATCCATCGGATATAGTTTGAATTATAGATGGTAGTGACTCAACTAAAACTTGAATTAATTGAGGAAATAACGCACTAACAATTTCTATAATATTTGGCAATAATTCTTGTGCTTTTTGAATCAAAGTTGATAAAATACCACTAATTCCTTCAGCAAGTTGACTAGCACCTTCACTTGATCCACTAAATGCATTTTTCAATCCTGTACCAATTAATTCAACAAAAGGCTTAATTGTTTCTAATAATCCTGCAAATGCATTTTTTAATGAAGTCATTATAGGCTCGGCAATTGCACCAAGTTCAGCCAATGATTGTGTTAATCTAGTTTGAGCCTTTTCAGCTTCAATGATATCTTTGTTATTTTCTTTATAATGTTCGGCTTGTTCGCCATATAATTTATTTAATTCTTTACTGATTAATTTGCTACGCTCTTCTTCAGTATTACATTTTTCAAGTTGAGCATTGAAATCATCAACATTAACACCTGCCCATTCAAATGCATCGGCTAATGATCCTTCAACTTGATTACCTAAAGATATTGTGTGATTAATTGATTCAGCAAGTGATTCAGTTGGCAATGCTTCGCCATAAGTCGCAAATACTCCTGTAAGAATATTAGTATAATCGGCTAATTCTTCTTCAGTTTTTGTAAAGTCGGCTAATTGTTGCATTGCTTCAGTAGATTTGCCTGTATCACCTAAAATAGCATTAAAATCAGCATAGTGTTTTTGCATTGTTTCAGCACTAAATCCTGCTTTTGTAAAAGCAGTTTCTAGTTGTGCTTGTTCTTTTCGGAATTCTCTAGTGCCTTCAGCCAATCCCATTAACGATCCAACTGCACCTGTAACCATTCCTGCTACACCTAATGCAGCACCACCAATACCTTTTCCAATTTTAGATGCAATACCTTCAGCACTCTTCCCTTGTTCCTCTTGAGCCTTTGTTAACTCTTCTAATTCTTGTTTAGTTTTAACTCCTGCATCAGTTAATTCTTTTAATGATGCTGAATAATCATCAGTTTGCTTTTCAGCTTTATTTATTTTAGCAGTTTGTTGATTAATAGCAATTTGAAGATTCTTTGCTTCTTTTGTATTGCCTTTACCTGCTGCTTCCATCTCTTCAAGTCGCTTCTTCATATCCGAAAGTTTCATTTTTTCGGCTTCAAGCACTTTATTTAATTGAGTAATTTTAGCAGTTAATCCATCAGTAGAATCAGACCACTTGCCTAATGAAGATGTTGCAACATCAAATTCACTATTAACCGTTTTAATGTATTGATTTAGTTGTTGTGTAGATGATGAGAATTGACTAATATCAGCCTTAAAGACCGTAGTTATAGTATTTTCATCCATTCTTTTCACCTCCTAATGCCAAGAAGCGTTCTTGGATGTTACCCACACTTTATCATTATTTTTATTTTGTTTTTGATAAAGATGGATTATTGTTTGCACATAAAGTTCTAATACTTCTCGATAGTCACGCTTTTTAATCTCAAATGGTGAAAGTCCTACAAATTGTTGCGAAAGAAACATAACAATTTCAAAACTTGAAGTATTTTTTTTAGAAGAAGGTGAGGCTTGTGCTTTAACCCCACCTTTAATTAGTTTTTTTCGGCTTTTCCGTATTCACCTTTAATTGCTTTACCAATAGCCAACATAAATTCGTGTAAATCGTTTGGCCTTAATAATTTTAAATGTTCATCTTTAAAATCGCTAAATACATTTTTCAAGAATTCCATGATCAGATCCATTTGTCCTTTGAAATCAGTATCTTTCGATTTAGTTTGAAACTCTTCAAACTTAATGATAGTATCAAAAGAGAAACCATAGCATACATAAGTATGTATAGGCTCATTTGATGAATTGCTTTCATAAATGTTTAACTTAATTTCCATATTATTTGCTCCTTTTCATATGTAAATTAACCTAAAATTGTTGCAGCATTATCAGGTGTTACAACTTGTGCAAAGAAAGTAGTTACTAATGTTTCAATTTCACTTGCAGTTAAACCATCAGGAATTATTAGATCAAAGTCTAAATTTCTTTTACCTGTTGAAGTCCAAGCCTTTTTAGGTGCAAGATTAACGATTTCTATTGATTGACCTTCAGATCCTGTACCATCATCAATTGTTGCACTTGATTTACTAATTGAATTAACCTTGCAATGATATGCCCAATAAATTTCACAAGGTGAATCAACTGATCCATCGTGAAGAGCAACACCAATTGCTATATAAGGTTTAGTTGATCCATCAGGATTTGTTGCAATAGCTTTTTTTGCACTTGATCCTTCTCCAATAGTAACAACTGCATCACCTAATAATTCAGCAGCAACTTCAGGTGAGATTCTAATTGTTTCAAAAGTTCTAGTAACTTGTTTTGCACCATAAACTCTATCTTGTACTATGTTATCAGCATAAATAGATTCATTGTCATCAGTAACATCAAATGAAACTGATTTAACAGGTGCTAATACTTTTGGTGTTCCATAAGTGATAGTTCCATCACTTGCTTCAGTTTCAATCGCATAATATAAATGCGAACATCCTCTATATTGTACTCCCATTATTTTTCCTCCTAAATATAATCTATTTTTTTTACATCAGCTTGGCGAGAAAACCAAGTTTCGTGATATGTTTGATTTGCATATCCTACTCCTGATGTTATGTAATTTTTTTGTTTTAGTAAATTTAATGCTTGGATTAGCCTTGAATATAATGTCGATGCATCTTTGGTATAGTATTTAATGTTAAATTCATAAAGAATTGCTTTAGTAACATTATCGGCATTGATCTGATCTCCTGTATAATTCTCGAATATTGTAAAATACTCATCAGGTAATGATTGAGGTGCATCACCTTCAGCATATACAGGTATTGGATTATCATTATCATCGTTGATGACTAAATCACTAAATATATCAATCATTATTCATTGCCTCCTTTATTACTTTGTTGAATTCTTCTTGTTGAATTCTTAAAACTTCTTTTTTTACACTTCCGTTAACTTTAACTGCATTGTGTAATCTAAAATCGGCTGCAATATGTGGAGTTCCAAAAGCTAATAATGTAACTTCAGGAGCAACATTCCAACTTACACCTACATATGCATATACATACCCACCAACATTTTCAACAGGCATTTTTTCAACTTGTTGTGCATTTCTTTTAGCATTACCTGTTGATCTACCTTTTCCTTTAAAGTCATATGGTGAGTTGTCCATTGCCTCGACAACCTTTTGATTTGCATAATCTTTAGATTTAGTTAATGCATTCATTGTTGCTTGTACTACTGCTTGTTCACCAAGTTTAGCAACTTTTGATTGAAGTTTTGCCAAATCTTTATAATCAATTAAATCTTTTGCCATTATGCTCCACCTTCTAGAATTTCTAAAGGTAATACTGCATATCTCGAACGCATTTCAACATTTTCAGGTTGACCTTTAACAAGATAATTAACTCCATTAATAGTTAAGATATCTCCTGATTTAAAATCTTCCTTCCACCAAGTTGTATATGTAGTTTTTACATTTACAACTACTAATCCATTTGCATTTAATTCACTTGTTCCCTTTTGCTTGAATTTCCCTCTCAAATTTGCTACTTCTACTACTTCTTTTTGAGTTCTTCCATTGATTATGACAACCTGTGTTCTTTTTTGTACTGCAGGAGTCACAAATTCTCTTATTGGAGCAGGATTAAACATCTTGATCCTCACTATGTGGATGATTTGCTCTTAAAGTAGCAACAAGTGAAAGAGTTGTTGAAGTGAAATCTCCATCTTCTATTAGATCAGTAACGGCTTTTGCTAATAAGTATTCAGCACTTTCCGAATTAAGATATCTATTAGAAATGCCTTGTTCATATAGCATTGTTTTAGCCATCATCATCCAATCTTGTACAAATTCTTCTTGACCTGAATCAGCCAAGTTTGTCATTGTCTTTATAATTTCATTTGCCATAGTTCCACCTCCATATATATGGAAGGCTATAAGTGAAAGGAGCAAAGCCTTATAGCCTTTTTAAAATTAATTTTTATTCTCCTGCTTTAGTTACTGCGATGAATCCATCTTTCTTAACTACTGATCCACCTAGATCAACTGTTCCACGAATAGTTAACATATTAGCAGCGAATTGATAATCTTCACTTACCTTAACTTCATAATCGCTGAATAATGCTAATTCGAAGTTTTCAGGTTGACCATAAATCATTGAAACTCCATTTGTTTCAGCATCAGCAAGTGCAGTTAAATTAGGATTTAAACAATATCTTACTGATAATCCACCATCTTTGATTGTTCCTGTATTAACATTGTCAGTATCAGGAGTAATTTCATAAACTGCTTGAAGTGTTGTATCAGATCTTACATCACCAAATGCAATTAAATCAGCTTTAGTTAAGAATAACCAAGCATTGCCATAAACTGATTCATCACTACCATAATTTAAAGCGATTTTTCTTAATGTTGTATCATCAATAGCACTAATCTTTAAGTTAGTAGGTTTTGCTAATAATGTATCGCTTAAAATTGCATTAGTAATAATAGATGCAGCCTTAACTCTTAATGATTTTTCAGCACTATCAACAATCTTTCCTTCATAATCAAGTGGTGATTGTTTCATAACTTGGTTTGTAATTGCTGAAATAATTCCATATGATGCAGGTGTAATTGTCTTGAATGCATATGTTGGATTGCTTTCAGTAATATTTTGACCTTCAGTTTGTGCATTTGTAGTTCCAATTGAAACTTCATAAGCAACTTTGTATGCTCCCATACCAACTGCATTTGTTTTCTTTACTAAATCAACGATACTTGATACACGATTAAATGTAGGTCTGATATAAGGATCTACTTCAGTTGGAGTAGCAATTGTACCTGATGCAATTGTTACTGCTCTTAATTCTTTAACAGGAATTGATCTCTTTCCTGATTTTTTAAATTCTTCTGCTCTTTCTTCTAATTGTTTTCTTAATTCTTCATTCATTTTTTTCATACCTCTCTCTTCTTTATTTTCAAATACTAAAATTTTTGATCTTGCTCCTTCAGGATTTCCTTCAGGATCATCTTTTGGTTTATCTAATGCATCAATTTGAGCCTCAACTTCTTTTAATTCAGCCTCTAATTCAACTTTTTCGGCTTCAAGTTCAGCAAGAGAATCACCTAGTTCTTTTAATTCAGCTTCATCTTCGGAAGCATCATTCTTTTCCTTGATTTCTTCTAATTCTTTATCGATTTCATCAAGTCTTTTTTGGCATTTAGCCTTTTGTTCTTCTAGGAATGCTTTTAATTCCATTTTTTCTTTACCTCCATTAGTTTCATTTTGTTTGCATTTCTTAACTTTAATAACGAGATGTGTCTTTTGGTCTCCACCAAGTTATTCTTCACAATCTCCATCGCTTCATAACATTCTTTATTTCTCGCCATAAGGTTAGTTTGTGAGTAAGCACCATTTACACATAGAGCAACATCAAATACTTTTCCGATGCCTAAAATTGTACGATGCACTTCACCATCTTTTATTTCTTCATGATCATCGCTAACCGTAAAAGCAAAACTACCTTCTTTTAATAATCCTGCTTGTACCATCTTATAAATATCACGATTTTCAGTAGTATCTATAAGTTCAGCGTGAATGAATACCCCTTTTTCATCAGGTGTTAATGTTAATGATCCGTTCCTTGTTCTTGCCATTGGGAAGAAATCATCATTGTGATTGTACTTAAATACAACATCACTCATATCAGCATTATCAAATGCTTTCTTATCAATTTGTTCATAAAAGCCACCATCCCAAAATTCTATATAAGTTTCTTGGTCAAATACAATTGGATAACCTTCAATTATCATTTTTCCTTCTTCTTTTTCATCGGCTCTTACTTCACATTCATTAAGCCTGATTTCCTTCATTAGTTTTTCCTTCATTAGTTCCACCTCCAAATTCATTATCTAAATTGTTATATCCTCTTGGTCTTGCTAATCCTTCTCCATTTGGAAGAGGAGCATAACCATACATTTCTCTATATTCATCAAGTGTAAATACACCTGCAGCAATTGTAGCTTGTACAACCTTTGTAATTTCGCTTGTACTCATTAATTGAATCTTCATTGGATAAAGTTCTACTCTATCACCATAAGATGTTTGCCATTGACTAAAGAATACTTTTGACATTGCTTGTGCTAAACTGATAGCAGCAGGTTCAATCCAATTTTCATAAAATGCTTCTTTTTCACTTTCACCAAATTTTCCTTCAAGCATTTCGATTGTTACACCTGTATGAAGTAATACATTTTCTTTTATTTCTCTTAATGTTGCTGCATCTACCATCTTTAATGATCTTTGAATGTTTTGATATTCAGCACCATTATCTAATACACCAATTCCTGATTTA